CACCTTTCCCATCCGTTCGATATAACTCACTTCACATTCCGTGATATGTCAGACATTATAGTTGATGTCTTGGCAGGTAAACTCGACTACGCGGAAGAAAAAACTGACGGTCACAACCTAATGTTATCATTCAGAGATGGTCAAATCATTGCCGCTAGATCTAAAAAACATCTTAAAAATCGTGGTCAAGATGCTTTAGATGTTGCTGGTATGGCATCGAAATTCAAAGGTAGAGAGAATGGTGATGCTTATGTGCAGGCCATGAAAGATCTATATAATGGTATTATGAAATTGTCTAGTGCTCAACGAGAGACTATTTTTAAAGAGGGTAGACAATGGGTGTCGGTAGAGGTTATGATGCCTAAAAAGGCCGAGAATGTGATTGAATATGGGGTCACTGAATTAAGACTACATGGTGGTATGATTCATAATGATGCTGGTGAACCTACAGCACAAATTGATAAAGAAACTGCACGTATGCTTGACGGTATGCTCAGACAGGTTAATGCTCATCAACAAGAAAAATTCCATATTCGTAAGTTATCCACTGTAAGACTACCACAATCAGCCGACTTTAAAGCTCAGAAGAGTAAGTATCTTGGTATGTTATCAAAATACCGTAAGGGTTATGGTGTAGGCACGTCTGACACTATCATAGACGTTCGTAGATCGTACTTCACTAACCTACTTAATGATATTGATAAGAAGAATGAAATCTCTACGGCTCTTAGAAACGATATTATTTCACGTTGGAGTAATGTAGATAAGAGTATTAAGATTGTGTCTATCAAGAAGAGTCTTCCCAAGCATTTAGTTAAGACTGTAACCGCGGAAGATAAGAAGTTGATGGAACATATTAAAAATATTGTGAAGCCTTTAGAGATGATTTTCTTAAAATTAGGTGCGGATATATTACACATGATGTCTGATTTAATGGCAGTGAATCCAGATAAGGCTATTGTTAAGATACAGAAACAAATTGAGAAGGTATCAGCGGCCGTATTAAAGAGTAAGGATAGCAAATTAATAAATAAATTAGGCATGGAATTGGAAAGACTTGAGACACTTGGTGGTGCTAAGGCTATAATTCCTACAGAAGGACTTACGTTTTTCCATAAGGGAGAACTTATTAAATTAACAGGAACATTTGCTCCGGTTAATCAATTGCTTGGATTAAATTTCAGATTATAGGAGAAAGAAATGAATTTAGAAGAATCAATTAGAAATGTGGTAGAAGGAAAAACAATTAAAGAAGGTACATTTGATAGTAAAGGACCATTTATTGACGAAATTTCAGCAGTGGATGCAATGTATGACGAAATGCATGAGGCATTTGAGGCTTTAGTAATGGTTCTTGATGATAGTGATGATGCTAATAATATTAAAGCTGCTACAGCTTTAGGTAGAGTTGATGATACAATTGGTAATACTTGGAAATCATTTGCTAAAATCGCCAAAAAATTATAATTTATAATGAAAAACTTTTCAGATGAAGAAAAGAAACAAGTTAAGCAGATCTTAAAGTATGGGGAAAAGGCAACTAAACTTGCTCAAGAGTGGCAGAAAACAAAAAATAAAGGAAACGCATACAACTAATGAAAGATTTAATAGAAGCATATAAAGAAATGAATGCAGTGCAATTGGATGAGAAGAAATTCGATTCTAAGAAGGCTGAGCAAACATTGAGAGATATACTAAAAGTGTATGCTCAAGTTAAGTTTGTTGGAATGGATAAAAACATATATAAACGTTGGGATGCTATGTGGTATACAACATATACTACTTGGTTTTCATCTAGCGATATGGAAAATATGGGTTTACCAACAACATTGAGGATTGGAAAATAATGAAACTAATATCCGAATATACAACTGAAGGTCTAGGTTACTCTATTACAGAGAACAAGAAGACTGGTAAAAAAGAAACCTATATTGAAGGTATCTTTATGCAAGCTGAAGGTAAGAATAGAAATGGTCGTGTATACACACGCGAAGTTCTTACTGCTGCAGTAGATAAATATAATAACGAACAAGTCATGACTGGTAGAGCGGTTGGAGAGTTAAATCATCCAGATGGTCCGTCTATCAATCTAGACAAAGTATCTCACAGAATTACTGAACTTAATTGGGACGGTAATAATGTGATTGGAAAAGCACTTATATTAGATACTCCTATGGGCAAGATTGTTAAAGGTCTTGTTGAAGGTGGTGTCCAACTTGGTGTTTCAAGTCGTGGTATGGGAAGCCTCGAAATGAAAGGTGGTGTTAACTATGTGAAAGATGATTTTATGCTTTCAACTGTTGATATCGTTCAAGACCCATCAGCACCTAATGCATTTGTTAATGGCATTATGGAAGGTGTTGATTGGACTGAAGATAAACCAGGTCATTTTGTACAGGTAATTGAAGAAGGTGAGACAGAAATGATGGAACCGGTAATTGAAGAGAAGGTAGATAATACTGCATCTGAAGTAGCTGGATTTGAACATTTCCTCTCTAAACTATAACTCTTACAGGAGTAAATAATATGTCAGAAGAAATTAAAGACATCGCTGAAGAGGTTATTGTTGAGGAAACTAATACAGAAGTGGAAACTTCGATTGAAGCTCCCTTAACAGAAGCCCGTACGATCTCTGCAATTAATGCATCTTTACAAGATTTAGATAAAGATTCATTAGATGCTATCTTCGAAGCTGCTAAGAAAGCTGAAGCGAAAGCTAAAGTTGAAAGCGACGATGATGAAGAGGACGAAGAAGAAGGTGATGATGAAGAAGGCGAAGTAGAAACAGAGAAAAAAGAGTCTAAAGCAAAAGTTCAAAAGGAAGAAACTTTTAAAGAAGACTTAGATGCACTAGTAAAAGACGAAGCTGATTTGTCTGAAGGCTTTAAAGCTAAAGCTGGTACAATCTTTGAGGCTGCTTTACAATCAAAAGTTGCTGCTAAAACAGTTGAATTAGAAGAGCGTTACGCGTCTGATTTATCTGAAGAAGTAGAAGCTGTTAAAGAAGACTTAGTAGATAAGGTTGATGGTTACCTTAACTATGTAGTTGAGAATTGGATGAAAGAGAATGAAGTTGCTATTGAGCACGGTCTTAAGTCTGAAATCACTGAGTCATTCATTAATGCTATGCACGGTGTATTCGCAGAACATTACATTAATGTTCCAGAAGATAAGGTTGAAATTGTTGATGCTCTATCTGAAGAAGTAACCGATGCTAAAGATCAGTTAAATGTTGCTACTGAAGCTAACAAAGAACTTTCTGAGAAGGTTAAAGCTTTCGAAAGAAAAGAAATTGTTGCTGAAGCATGTGAAGGTTTAGCTGTTACTGAGGCTGCAAAACTTAAAGAATTATCAGAGTCTGTTGAAGCTGATGATTTAGAAGAGTATGCATCTAAAGTTGCAACAATTAAAGAGTCTTACCTTAACAAAGACGACACTGAAGTAAAAGCTGAAGATGAAATCGATGCTATTACTGAAGATAAAGAAGAAACAACTCAAGTTACTGGCGCTATGGCTTCATACCTTGATGCAATTTCAAAAACTAAATAATTCTAATATAGGAGAATATCAATGGAATTAAATACAACAGAACTACAGGAGAAGTGGTCTCCTGTATTAGAAGCTGCAGACGCAGGTTCAATCGCAGATTCTCATAGACGTGCTGTAACAGCAGTTGTTCTTGAGAACCAAGAAATCGCTCTTAAAGAGCAATCAGTAGCTGGTGGTTCAGACGCAACTGGTGCAATTGACAACTGGGATCCAGTAATGATCTCATTAGTACGTCGTTCTACTCCAAACCTTTTAGCGTTTGATGTAGCTGGTGTACAACCAATGACTGGTCCAACTGGTTTGATCTTCGCTATGAAGTCTAACTACGCTGACGGTACAGCTGCTGCTGATCCAACTGAAGCATTGTTTAACGAGCCTAACACTTCATTCTCTGGTAAGATGTCTACAGCTACTGCTGAAGGTTCAACTTACAATGAAATGGGTTTCTCAATTGAAAAGTCTACAGTAACTGCTGAGTCTCGTCAGTTAAAAGCACATTACACAATGGAGCTTGCACAAGACCTTAAGGCTGTACACGGTCTTAACGCTGAGTCTGAGCTAGCTTCAATCCTTTCATCTGAAATTTTAGGTGAAATCAACCGTGAAATGATCCAAGCTATGAATGCTCAAGCAGTACCTGGTGCTGATTTTGATGCTACTCCAGTAACTGGTTCATCTAAAGGTCGTTGGGAAGTTGAAGTATATAAAGCACTTATCACTCACCTTGACAAAGAAGCTAATGCAATCGCTATCGCTACTCGTCGTGGTAAAGGTAACTTTGCTATTATCTCATCTAACATCGCTGCAGCATTAAATGCTACAGGTAATGTTCAGTATGGTAATACTGCAAACACTTCACTTGCTGATGTAACTGGTAACCTATTTGTTGGTACACTTAACGGCGGTATCAAGTTATACGTTGATCCATTTGCTGCATCTGACTATGTTACAGTTGGTTACAAGGGTACTAACTCTTACGATGCTGGTATCTTCTACTGCCCATACGTTCCTTTATCAATGATGAAGACAGTTGGCGAGAATGACTTCCAACCTCGTATCGGTTTCAAGACTCGTTATGGTATGACTAACAATCCTTTCACTTCTGGTGCAAATGATTCAAACGTTTACTACCGTACATTCGCTGTAACTAACCTATAATAGTTAGTAACAACTGAATGAAAGAAGCCCCTTAATTGGGGCTTTTTTATTATATAAATAATAACATGAGTACAAACTTTTTAAATCCAACTTCTTTCGTATTACAGTTAGATACTGTAGTTTATCCAACAGCTGAATTTACAGTACAAACAATGGTTTTACCTGATGTTTCTGTTGACGGAGCACCATATCATACACCAAGTAGATCTATTGCTATTGCGGCAGATAAGATTATGTATGGTCAATTTGAATGTTCATTCCTTGTAGATGAAAACTTAATCAATTATAAAGAGATATATGATTGGTTATATTCACAAGTTGACGAAAATCAAAGTGCTTCTAATGTAAGAGATTTAACATTAAATATATTATCAAGTGCAAACAATGTAACTAAACAAATTAGATTCATTGATGCATATCCAACTAATCTTTCATCATTACCATTCGATATTACTACAACAGACGTTGAATATCTAACCGCTGTAGTATCATTTAATTACTCTTATTTCGAGATAGTATAGTGTCTTGTCAATCTAAGTGGTGCACTTGGATATCAACTATATCCCAATTAGCAGTTGCTTCTGTTATCGTATATGCAGGATTGATTGTTAATACCCACATGGAATCATGGACAGCATCATTCAAACAAGGCTCTGAGGACTTACATTCCATTAGAGAAAATATGAATGCTATGACTTATTCAATGGAATCCATTAATAAAGACATGGATAAGATGAATCAATCCACAGTTAAGATGGAAAAACACATGGTTAATTTAAACAATAACATTATGACTATATCTCAACAAATGGATTATATGAATTACAGCGTTGGTGGAATACAAAAGAAATTTAGTCCTCAAGGAATGATGAAGAGTTTTATGCCTTTTTAAACGTATATAAATAAGTTATATATTATGAGGTTATATTATGAATGTAGAAGAAATAC